AATTGGGAAGTGGGCCGCCCATCACAAACCCCCCTGGTGGGGGGGGGGGGGGGGGGGGGGGGGGGGGGGCCCCCCTTTAGCGGAAAAGGAAAGGGCGCCCCCCCCCCCCGCCACCCCCTTAGAGGTCCGCCTGACGGGCGAAAACGCCGTTTGCGATCTTGTTCTCCGTGTCGTGATCCTGAGTTGGTGCCGGGCGCCCGGCGCACCACCACGATCACAACTCACCCGGGGGGCAACCCGTGTTCGACCTGATCACCCAGACCATCCCGTTCGCGATGGGCGCTGTCTCGTTCGTCGCCCTCGCGTCCAACCCGATCGCCCCGTGCGGCCCCGAGGCCAAGCGGCCGGCGGAGACCATCACCGAGCATCTGCGCGCCGTGGCCAACCACGCCCGCGCCATCATGGTGTTGATCATCCACAAGACCGGCGCGACCGGGAACTAGGTCGCACGTCCCCGGCGGCGGGCGCCCTCCGCCGGGACACGCAGTACGAGGGGGGTGGTCGCTTGGGCTTCCGCGAGGACGCGCTGCGGGCTCGGCAGGCCGGGCTCGCCGCCGCGCGGGCCGGTCGCCCGGTGACTGCCTGCCCCCGCTTCAACGACTCTCGGCTGACCGCCGCTTGGGTTCGTGGCTACGCCGCCGCCGCGCGGCCCGAGCAGTAGCCGCACCCCTTTCCGCTTTAAGGGCCGTCCCATCGGGGCGGCCCTTTTCCATGCCCGCACGACGCCCTCGGAGGGTCGAGCACATGCCCGAGCACATCCTCGACGACACCCTGCCGGTGCATCCGCGTACCGGCGACCGCGCCCTCGGCTACCGCCGGGACGGGCGCCCGATCTGGCCCATCAAGGGGGGCTCGGGAGAGGGCGGCGACCCCGTCGTCCCTCCGTCCGGTGACCCGAACCCCGCCCCTGGCGCGCCGCCGGCCGCCGATCCGGCCGCCGAGCAGCAGCTCGCCGAGGCGACGACCCGCGCCGAGCAGGCCGCGGCCGAGCGCGACGAACTACGCGCCGCTCTGGACGCCGTGACGAAGGCGCTCAACCCGAACGGCGGCAATAACGAGCAGGACCCCGCCGCCCTGGCCGCCGCCGTCGCCGAGCGCGACCGGCTGCTCTCCGAGCACGCCGCCGAGCTCCGGACCGCCCGGGTCGAGCTCGCCGTCGCCCGGGTCGCCGCCGACGAAGGAGCGCGCGGCGACCGCCTGCTCAACTCCCGCTCGTTCCTCGCCTCGGTCGCCGACCTCGACCCGCTCGACAGCGGGTTCGCCGACAAGCTCACCGCCGCGATCAAGGCGGCCGTAGAAGCCGATCCCGACCTCTACCGCGCCACGCCGACCCCACCCCGAGGGGGCGGCGAGTTCAACGGCCCGCCGTCTGGCGAGCGACGCGCGACCACCCTGCACGACGCCGTCGCCGCCCGCATGACCAGCGGCTGACCAGCCAAGGAGAAACGATTTGCCTACCTCTCTCGCCGAGGCGCGGAACAACGCGACCGACGACCTCGACCTGACCGTGATCGACGAGTTCCGCAAGAGCTCGGACATCCTCGACCGACTCACCTTCGACAACACCGTCAACCCCACCGGCGGCGGCGACACCCTGACCTACGGGTACCGGCGCCTGATCACACAGGCGAACGCCGACTTCCGCCCCCTGAACACGGAGTACACCCCGGCCGAGGTCCAGACGCAGCGGTACACCGTCGACCTGACCCCGCTCGGCGGTAGCTTCCGGATCGACCGCGTGATCTCGCGCATCGGTCCGGCGGCGTCGGGCGCGGTCGCCCTGAACATGTCGCAGAAGATCAAGGCGTCGAGGGCGAAGTTCGCCGACGCCGTGATCAACGGCGACAAGGGCACCGAGACCGCCGGGTTCGACGGTCTGTCGAAGATCCTCACCGGGACCGACACCGAGTACCTGCCGCTCGCGAACGGGGTCGCGACCGGATACCTCGACTGGACCTCGATCGGCGACAAGGCCGCCGCGCTCGCCGCGCAGCGCCACATCGACGCATGGCTCGCCAGCATGGACGACACCCCGGATGTGATCTACGGCAACGCGAAGACGCTCGCGATCTTCAAGACCGTCGCCGCATGGACCGACCAGCTCGACAAGGGGACGGACGCGTTCGGCCGCCCGGTCACGTCGTACAACGGAATCCCCCTGATCGACCTCAAGTCGAAGGCGGGCAGCAATGCCCCGGTGATCGGTCTCGTCACCCGCGACCCCGACGGCGCGGGCGGCGGCGCGAACGTCTCCGGGCTCGGCGACCTGTACGCGATCAGGTACGGGCTCGACGGGTTCCACGGGGCCTCGGTCGCGTCCGTGCCGCTCGTGCAGACGTGGCTTCCCGACTTCAACAGCTCGGGTGCCGTCAAGCTCGGCGAGGTCGAGATGGGGCCGCTCGCCCCGGTCCTCAAGGCGACCCGGGCCGCGGCCGTCCTGCGCAACATCAAGAGCGTGTGATGCCCGTGATCACCGTGCGCATCACTGCCCCTGTCCGCGACTACACCGGCGACGGCCCCGGCGGTCTGCACTTCGTCGACGGCACGGCCACCACGGACGACATCGCGATCATCGGCTACTGCCAGGGAGCCGGGTACTCCGTCGAGCCGCTCGACGACGACCCGCCGGGCGAGACGCCCGCACCCGAGCCGGACGGCCCGCCCGACGACAAGTCGGCGGGCCGTTCTGGTTCCCGTCGCGCGAGGGGGTGACCTTGGCCCGACAGCCGTACACCACCCCCGAGGCCCTCGCGACGTGGCTCGGCTCCCCCGCCCCGGCGGACGCCGAGCGGCTGATCGCGCGGGCGGGCGAGGACATCGACTCGGCCCTGCTGACCGCGATCTATCCCGTCGACGACGACGGCGACCCGACCGATCCCGAGATCGTCGCCGCGCTGAACTCCGCGACCTGCGCGCAGGTCGAGTATTGGCTCGCCGCCGGCGACGACGGCACCGGCGCGGCGGGCAAGTGGGACTCGGTCTCGGTCGGTCCCGTCTCCCTATCCGGCCGCGCCGCCTCGACGGCGGGCGCGGCCGGTGTCGAGCTCGCCCCCCGCGCCGCCCGCGCGCTGCTGCGCGCAGGACTCACCCCGGGCGAGGTGCAGCCATGGTGACGCGCGTCCCGCCGTCCCTGCTCCGCCACCGGATCGGCGTCGAGCCCTACCTCGGCGACGGCGCGTACGGCCCGATGTACGGGCCGCTCGTCGAGCACCCCGCGCTCGTCGGCCAGGCCGCGCGCATGGTGCGCGACGCCGACGGTCGCGAGGTCGTGAGCTCCGCGCAGGTCATCGCCGCCCCCGACATGGACTGTCCGGCGGGGTCGCGCGTGACGCTGCCCGGCGGTCGGATCACGACCGCGATCAGCACCGCCACCCACACCGCCCCGGGCCTACCGGTCCCCGCGTCGACGGAGGTGATGTGCGAGTGAGCCGTGCCCGACTGCGCTGGAACGGCGCCGCCGCCACGGGCGCGATCCGCGAGGCCGCGGCCCGGGGTCTGCTGCTCGGCGCCGAGCACGTCCTCGCCGCGAGCAGGCAGCGGGTGCCGATCGCCGAGGGCACCCTCGAACGCAGCGGCGCAACGTCGGTCGACGAGCAGCAGATGACCGCCGCCGTCAGCTATGACACCCCATACGCGCGCAGGGTTCACGAGGACATGACCGCCCGGCACGCGCCCGGCCGGACCGCCAAGTTCCTTGAGGGCGTTCTGCCCGAGACGGCGGGCGAGGTGCAGGCGCTGATCGCCGCGCAGATCCGGCGCGCGCTGCGATGACCTACACCGTCGACCTGCTCGACGGTCTCGCTCGCTTGCTCGCCGCCGGCGGCGCCGGGGTCTACCGGCCCGACGGCGCGTACGTGGCGGGCGAGACCGCAATCACGATCGCCGCCCTTCCGCCCGCCCCCGACCGGGTCGTCTGCCTGTCCGCCTACCCGGTCACCGACTCCCCGGTGCTGACCGACACGACCACCGGGATTCAGGTGCGTACCCGCGCGGGCCCGGACCCGCGCGAGGTCGACGCCCTCGACGACCACGTGCACGAGCTGCTGCACGGCAGCGGTCCCCACCGCTTCGGCGCGGTCCCCGTGCAGCTCGTCTATCGCGTCTCGGCCGCTCCGATCGGCACGGACGCCTCGGGCCGCTGGGAGCGGTCCGCCAACTACTACGCCCGCGCTCACCGCGCGGCCCCACATCTTGAATAGAGGAGGCGCCGTTGAGCACCCCGACGCCCCCGGTCGAGACGGTGACCGCGCTTGCGCGCCGGTACCGCCTCGAACTGGACATGAGCACAACCCCCGGGACGCCCTCTTGGGCTTTGGTGCCTGGGGTCACCGAGTTCACGCCGAAGATCGAACCCACTCAGCAGGAAGTCACGACTTACGACGCTGAGGGGTGGAGCGAGCAGGCCGTGACCATGCTCGCGTGGTCGATCGAGACGACCCTCGCGCACCGCGCGCACCCGACGACCGGGGTTTTCAACGCCGCGCAGGAGGCGCTTCGGAAGGCGGCCCGGTCGTTCGGCGCGGCGTCGTACGTGCGGGTCCGCTACTACGACCGCAACGGCGCTCCGGACGCGCAGGAGGGCACGGCCCTGGTGACGTGGGAGCCGGACGGCGGCGGCCCGGACGAGGTCGACACGATCAAGGTCACGCTTACCGGCTCGGGTCCGCTCGTCGAGATCACGAACCCGGTTGCCGGCGGCGGCACGTTCGCCGCCGCCGAGACGAAGACGCTCAAGGCGGGGGGTGATGCCTGATGGCGTTCGAGGCCCTCGACGAGCTGCTCGACGAGCGGCTCGAACTCCCCGTTGGCGGCAAGCTCTACACCGTGCCCGCCCCGTCGGCCGAGATCGGTCTGCGCACGCAGGCCCTGATCAACGCCGCCGCCGTGGCGGCCGACGGCGGGAAGGCAGATCAGCAGGTGCTCGGCGACGCCGCCGAGCGCGACCTCTATCGCGAGGTACTCGGCACGGCGCACGATGAGATGGTCGCCGACGCCGTCCCGTGGCCCGCCCTCAAGCACGCCGCGATCACCGCCATGGTGTGGATCGCGCAGGACAAGACCGCCGCCGAACGCTACTGGAACGCGGCCGGCGACCCTTCTCGTCTGGCCCCGAACCGGGCGGCCCGCCGCAGCCGATCGGGTGCGGCGAGCTCGACCCCGAGTCGGGGCTCTACGAGTGGTACGAGTACCCGCCCGGCACCCGCCCGAGGAAAGGGCAAGAAGGGCCGCAAGCCTCACTGACGTGGGCGCAGATCCTCGCCGAGTGGCCGCTCGTCGAGGCTGATCTGCACGAAATCTTCGGTATCGACCTCGGCGACCCGGGCGTTCTGCGCGCCCGGTCGTGGCGATGGCTGCGCGTGCGCGTCCTCGCCCTGCTCTCCGCCGAGTCCCGCCTCGCGCGGGTGCTGACACCTCCGCCCGACACCTCCCCGACGGGAGGTCGACCCACCCGGAGGTGAGGCCCCATGGCGCTCATGGTGGGCGAGCTCGCCGCCACGGTCACGATCGACGACTCGGGCGCCGAGACCGGGATGAACCGCGCCCGCGCCGCCGTACAGGCGGGCGGCGACCGGATCGCCGCCGAGGCCGACCGCGCGGGCGACGCCGCCGGCGACGCCCTCGGCGATGGTCTCGCCGAGGGCGCGGCCGACGGCGCCGAGCAGGCGTCCGCCGGGATGGGAACCGCGCTCAAGGGGTTCGCCGCCGCAGCGATCGGCGGCGCGATCGGCGGCGCGCTCATGGCCGGGGTCGGGAAGGCGCTCGAACAGGGCAAGATCCCCGGGCAGCTTGAGGCGCAGCTAGGCGCGACCGGGCCGGTCGCCAAGCAGTACGGCCAGGTCGCGGGCAGTCTCTACGCGGGCGCGATCGTCGACTCGGTCGAGGACGGCGCCGAGATCATCAAGGGCATCGCCCGGAACGGGTTGCTCCCGCCCGACGCGACGCAGGGTCAGGTCAAAACCCTTGCGACGCAGGTCGCGAGTGCGGCCTCGGTCATGGGCGAGGACGTCGGCCGAGTCTCCCGTGCCGTCGGCACGATGATGAAGAACGGTCTTGCGGACTCCGCTCAGGAGGCGCTCGACGTTCTCGTCAAGGGGTCGCAGCAGGGCGTCGACGTCGCCGAGGATTTGCTCGACACTTTTTCCGAGTATCCCACTGAATTTCGGCAGCTCGGCCTCGACGCTCAGACGTCGATGGGCCTTTTGCAGCAGGGGCTCAAGGGTGGTGCGCGGGACGCCGATACGGTCGCCGACAGCTTGAAGGAATTCACCCTTCAAGCACAAGGAATGGGCGAAGCGACCGCCACCGCATTTACCGATCTCGGTTTCTCTGCCGAGAAAATGCAGAAGGTCTTTCAGACCGGCGGCCCGGAAGCAGCGAAAGCGCTCGACCAAGTCCTCGACAAACTGCGCAGCGTCAAGGACCCCGCCAAGCAGTCCGAAATCGCGCTCGGCCTTTTCGGCACGAAAAGCGAGGACATGCAGCGCGCGCTCTACGCGCTCGACCCGTCCAGCGCGGTAAAGGCGCTCGGCGACGTAAAGGGAGCAACAGACGCCGCCGGCGACGCGATGCACAACAATGCCGCGACCAAGTTCGAGGCATTCAAGAGGGGCATAGAACAGAAGGTCGTCGGGGCCCTCGGGACCTACCTGATCCCGGCGCTTGAGACCGGCGCCGGCTACCTCGGCACCTTCGGCTCGGCGTTCGGCACGGCCGCCGGGTTCGTCTCCGATCACTCGACGTCTTTCTCGATCGCCGCCGGAGTGATCACGCTCCTGATGATGCCGACGCTCGTCGCGCTCGGCATCACGGCTTGGACGACGACGACCGCCGTCGTCACAGGTTGGGCCACTCAGACAGCGGCCGGTGTCACCGCCGGGGCGAGGTTCGTCGCGCTGAACGCGACGCTTCTCGCCGGGTGGATCGCACAAGGTGCGGGCGCCGTAGGGGCCGCCGGTCGGGTGGTCGGCGCGTGGCTGCTCATGGGGACGCAGTCCCTGATTCAGGGCGCCCGCATGGCCGCGGCGTGGCTGCTCGCGATGGGGCCGATCGCGCTCGTGATCGCCGCCGTCGTCGGCATCGTCGCGCTTGTCGTATCGAACTGGGATGCGATCGTCGGCGCCACGAAAGCGGCGTGGGATTGGGTTTGGGGCAAACTCAAGGACATCGGAAATGCGATCCTCCAATTCTTCCTGAATTGGACTTTGGTCGGTCTCATTATCAAGCATTGGGATTCGATCAAGGCCGGGACGCTGCGCGTCTGGAACGCAACCGTCGATTGGGTGCGGGGAATTCCGGGGCGGATCGTCGACTTCTTCCTGAACTGGACTTTGGTCGGCCTGATCATCAAGCATTGGGATTCGATCAAGTCGGGCACCACCCGAAAAGCGGGCGAGATGCTCGATTGGGTGCGCGGCCTGCCCGGAATGATCGCCGGTTACTTCGGCAATTTCGGCTCGATGCTGTACGACAAGGGCAAGGATCTGATCCGGGGGCTCTGGAACGGCATCAAGGCCATGGGTTCGTGGCTGCGCTCGACCCTGACCTCTTGGGCCAAGGATCTGATTCCGGGACCGATCGCAAAAGCACTCGGAATTCACTCTCCCTCCCGACTCATGCGCGACAAGATCGGCAAGTTCATCCCTGCCGGAATCGTCGAGGGCATCAAGGCGGGGGCGCCCGCCGTCGACCGGACGATGCGCAGACTCGTCTCGGTCCCCGCCCCGCAGTTCGCCACCGCAGGCGCACCGGCCAACGGCCGTGCAGGCGGCGGCGGTTGGGGCCCCGCCGTCCACATTGAGAACTGGCACGCGGGGTCGGCGACCGCCGACCAGACGGCCGCCGCGCTCGCGTGGCAGGCCAAGGCGAGGGGGTGACCAGTGGCCCCCGGTGATCTGGTCACCCTCCCCGGGCACGTTCAGTTCGGCGACCTGCTGCTCGGCCCCCGCACCACCTACGGGTGGGAGTCCCTGACCGGGTGGGAGGAGACGCCCGCGTACGACTCGGGGAGCGTCAACCGCTCCGACGCGCACGGCGCCTTCCCCGGCCGGTTGCTGGCCGAGCCGAGGACGATCACCCTCGACGGCGTCGTGATCCGGACCGAGCCCGGACGGATGAGCACCGCCGTACGGACCCTGTCCGCCGCGACGGCCCTGCGCGACGACGAGCTGCCTCTCGTGATCAAGCTCGACGGCTCCCCTCCCCTGCTCTCGTGGGCCCGGTGCATCCGCCGAGCCGTCCCGGTGGCCACCGGCGGATACGCGATCGGCGTCGTCACCGGGGGCGCGATGCAGTTCGAGGCGACCGACCCGCGCCGGTACGACCTGATCGAACGGGTCGCCCCCGGACGGCTCCCGTCCTCCGAGCCCGGTCTCGGTTGGCCGCTGGGGTGGCCTCTCGCATTCGGCGAACCCGGATCGACCGGCACCCTGTCGGTGACCAACTTCGGTGACGCCGAGACGCACCCGCTGATCGAGTTCCGAGGGCCGGTCGAACGGCCGTCCCTGACCAACATCGACACCGGCGACGCGCTCGAATACGACCTACCGCTCACGGCCGGCGAGGTGCTCGTCGTCGACACCCGCGCGGGCACGGTCACCCTCAACGCGACCGCCTCGCGGCTCTACGCCGCCACCGCGCGCAGCGTGCCCGAGCAGACATGGACGCTGCCCCCCGGCACGTCGACCCTCGCGTTCCGCGCGGCCCCCGGCAGTACCGACCCCACCGCTTCCGTTGCCGTGCGCTATCGCTCGGCCTACTGGTAAGGAGGTCCGCCCGTGCCCGTGCGCCCCGCATGGCTGCTGCCCACGGGGCAGACCCGAGAAGACACCCGCCTCGCCCCGATCGGGACGTACACCCCCGAGACGGAGATGCGGACCCGCGACGGGGTGATCCCCGGCGGGAACCCGTTCGCCGCGACCGGCGCCGGCGCGATGGCCCTACAGATCGGTGCCGGTCGCGCCGTCGTTCAGGGCACCACCCCGCAAGGGGCCTACCCGGTCGCCCTCGACGCCCCGCAGACCCTGACGATCACCGACGGCGACCCGCAGTTCAACCGCGTCGACACCGTCGCGGTTCGGGTGCTCGACCAGCTTTTCGACGAGTTCGGACAGAACCTCGCGAGGATCGAGGTCGTCGTCGGCGAGGCCCGCGCGACCCCCGCCCCGCCGCAACTGCCCCCGGCGTCCCTGCGCCTGTGGGACGTCTCGGTTCCGGCGGGCACCTCGGCGGGCGTGAACGGCATCAACTGGAACACCGCCCTCGCCGACCGCCGCCGGTACACCGTGGCTGCGGGCGGCGTCGCCCCCGGCGGCACGGCCGCCGACGCCGGCGCGTACGACGGGCAGTACGCCGACCACGGCGGGCGGCTCATGCGTTGGTCGCAGTCCACCGCGTCATGGCGGCCGGTCGTCGAGCGCTACTACGCGTCGACCGTCAAGACGAACACGTACAACCTGTCGGCGAACACGTACACCAAGATCCAGTGGACCGGTACCGACGCGGCGACGCCGGGCATGTGGTCGTCGGCCGCGACGACCCGCCTCACGGCGCCGGTCGGCGGTCTGTGGGTGGTCTACGCACACCAGGCGTGGCCGTCCGGCGCGACACAGGCACGCACCCGCGTGCAGATCAACAACGCCGGCGACATCCAGCTCTCGCACATGGCGTCGTCGACCGGCGGGCAGGGAACGGGCGCGGCCCGCCCCGTGGTCCTGGCCGCCGGCGACTACGTCGAGATGAGCGTGTTCTCGGGGGCCGCGCTCAGCAACATCCCGGGGAGCTACAGCAAGCTCGCCTTGCAGTGGATCGGACCGGCGTGACGCCGGGGTACCGCCTGCTCCTGTGCGACCTGCGCAGCGATCAGGTACTCGACTCCCTGCCCATACAGGGGATGTCCCTCGACGACTACATCGGCAAGACCGGCCGCATGACCGGCACGGTCCCGATCCCGAACGCCGCCCTCGCCAAGCGCGCCCGGTACGCCCTGGTCCCGGGGCGTACCGGGGTATGGGTCGAGCGCGGCCGTGATCTGTGGTGGGGCGGCATCCTGTGGACGCTCTCCCTCGCCAGTGACAGCCGCGGCCGACTCGGCGCGCAGGTCCAAGTCGGCGGGTGGGAAAGCTACCTGCACCGCCGCTACCTCTACGACACGCACGTTTCCGAGGGCGTCGACCAATTCGACATCGTGCGGCAGCTCGTCGATTACGCGCAGGACGCGCGATGCGGCGACATCGGCATCACGTACGACATGCACACGTCCGGGATCGTCCGCGACCGCACGTACCTGCGTTTCGACCTGCCGAGCGTCGGCTCTCTGCTCGACGACCTGGCCGCCGTCGAGGACGGGTTCGAGTGGCGCATCGCGTCTTTCCGTGACAGCGACGGGAGCAGGGTCAAGCGGCTGCAACTCGGGCACCCGGTGCTGCGCTCCGGGGCGTCCGACATCGTCCTCGACCACCCCGGCCCGGTCCTCTCCTACACGTGGCCCATCGACGCCACCACGAAGGCGAACGTCTGGCAGTCCCGGGGCGCGACCATCAACCGCAATCAGGCTGCGGACTCGTACCCGCTGATGTCCCCGGTCCTGGTGGACGACAACGACCTCGACGCCGGATGGCCCCGCCTCGACGGATCGAGCGATCACACCACGGTCGAGCGGCAGGCAACCCTCGACGCGCACGCGCGCGCCGACTGGACGGCCGCCCGCACGCCGGTGCAGATCCCCGAGGTCGAGGTGCTGCTCGGCGGCGCGATCACCCCCGCCCTGCTCGGCTCGACGATCCGGCTCCGCATCCGCGATGTGTGGCACCCCGAGGTTCTCGACGCCCGGTACCGCGTCGTCGGCGTCTCCGTCACCCCGCCCGAGCGAGGCCGTCCCGAGACGGCCAAGTTGTTCTTGGAGGTCCCCTAGTGCCTTTCGTCCCGCAGGATCTGCTCGACCGGATCAGCGCGCTTGAGCGCGAGGTACGGCAGCTACGCGGCCGGGCGCAGATGCGCCCCCGCATGGACGAAATCTCGAACGGAAGAGTCGTCATCGCCGAAGGCGGTTCGCTGGAAGTCCTCGCCCCCGACGGCACGGGCCTGTTCGGCGTCGGCGCGTTCTCGACGTACTTCAACCACCCGGACGGGTCTCGGCAGCAGGGCGTCATCATGCAGCGGGAGGACGGGACCACCGCTTTCAGCATCCGGGCGTTCCCCGACGCCGAGCTCGGCGGTGCCGGAACGCAGGCCGTCAGCATCTGGGACCGCAGCGGTCACCAAGTGATCAGCGACGACACGACCTCGGGCCGCGGCATCGGGTCGCCGGCGCTCCCCGTCCCGTTCCAGCCGCTCCCGCCCGCGAACGAGGTCATCGAGACGAGCTCGTTCGTGAACTGCTGGTTCGCGACCATTCAGGCGCACAACCCGGTCGCCTCGCTTCAACTGGAGTTCGCGGCGGCGCCCGGGGCGACGTGCGAGATCAAGGTGCAGTACCGGGTCGCCAGTGAGGCGAACTGGACCGACATCAAGACCGATTCCGTCGCCGCCCCCGCCAGCGCGACCGCTCTCGTCTACAAGACCGCTTGGTACACGTTCCCCCTCGACCGCGCCGAGTTCGAGCACGTCGTGTTCATCCGGATTCAGGGCCGACAGAAGTCCGGTACCGGGGGCGTGCGCGTGTCCTGCCTCGGCGGCTTCACCCGCCGTACCTACGGCCGCGACGAGATCCCCGAGCCGCCCGTGCAGGCCCTCGCCGCCGCGCGCGCGTTCGCGACGGCGCCGGTCGGCGACACCGTCGGCCCCGAGAACGGGGTCGACATGCCGATGCAGCCGCCACCGTTCCCGCAGTCGCCGCCGAAGGAGGACACCGCCGATGCTGCCTGACAGCATCCCGACCGTGACCGTTCGCGGTCGCTTCCTCGCCCCGAACGGCGTCCCGCTGTCCGGGGCGATCGTCTTCCGCGCACCGGCGCAACTCACCTTCCCCCGAGCCGACGTGATCCTCGGCGGCCCGGTGACCGTGCAGCTCGACGCACAAGGCGGGTTCGAGGTCACCCTGCCCGCCACCGACGCCCCCGACATGGACCCGAGCGGGTGGGCGTACATCGTGACCGAGCAGCTCGCGGGAATCCCCGTGGGCCGCTCGTACAACGTCGTCCTTCCCCGGGCGCAGCCCGAGGTCGACCTCGCCGACATCGCCCCGACCGACCCCTCGAAACCGAACTACGTCGGCGTGCCGGGGGCGACGGGGCCGCAGGGCGAGCGGGGTCCGTCCGGCGCCCCCGGCTCCGTGATCTACAGCGGCGCCGCCGCCCCCGCCGCCGCCCTCGGGATCGACGGCGACCTGTACGTGCGTTACGAGACGACCGTGTTCCTCGGGGTGACCTCGACCACCGTCTCGACGTGGCAGAAGACCGCCGGCACGTGGGCGCAGCTCGGCGGCGACGTCCGGGGCGCGGCGATCTACACCAACAACGCGACGACTCCCTCGACGAGCACGAAACCCGGCGACCTGCTGATCAGGACCGACACCGGCGACGTGTGGCAGCGCAGCGCCTCGGGGTGGGGGAGCCCGGTCGGCAACCTGCGGGGGCCGAAGGGAGACAAGGGCGACCCCGGGGCCGCCGGTGCAACGGGGCAGGCGGGCGTCGTCCAGTCGGTCAACGGCAAGAGCTCGGCCGCCGTCGTGCTGAGCGCGGCCGACGTCGGGGCCCTCGCCACGGGCGCCGCCGGGACGGCGGGCGGCGTCGCCACCCTCGGCCCCGACGGAAAGGTGCCCGCCGCGCAGCTCCCGACGCTCTCGGGCGGGGGCGCGGTCGCGTCGGTCAACGGCAAGACCGGTGCGGTCGTGCTCGCCGCCGCCGACGTCGGCGCGCTCGACCTGGCCGCGGCCGACGCCCGATACGTACAGCCGTCCGGCGTCCCCGTGACCTCGGTCGCGGGCAAGACCGGCGCCGTCACCCTCGCCGCCGGCGACGTGGGCGCCGAGGCGGCCGGTACCGCCGTCCTGCTCACCGGGACGCAGACCGTCGCCGGGGCCAAGACGTTCAGCAGCGTGCCGTCGAGCTCGGCCGCGCCGACCGCCGACACCCACCTCGCCCGCAAGTCCTACGTGGACGCCCTCGGCGGGGGCGAGTTCCGCGCGAGCGACCTCGGCCTGCTGTCGTGGGCGTTCGACCCCGCCCTCGGGCACTCCGCCCCGCTCTACCCCGGGTCGGGCCCGATCCGGGTCACGGCCGTATACCTGCGGTCGGCAGCGTCCGTGACAAAGATCGCGTGGCATTTCGGCGGGTACGCCGGCGGACTCACCACCGGCTCGTGGGCCGCGCTCTACAACGCGTCGGGGACCCGGGTCGCGCAGACCGCCGACCTGTCGACCGCCGCCGCCGAACCCGCCGAGGTCCACAACACCGGCGGCGCGACCGTCTCGGTCCCGCTCACCGCCGCCTACTCCGCCCCCGCCGGTCTCTACTACGTCGCGTGGCGATTCCAGTACAACACCACGGCGGGCGACGGTCCGATGATGCTCGTCGCCGAGAGCTCGTTCAGCGCGCCGCCGAACGTCTTCGGCCTCACCCCGGTCCGCCGCTTCGGCTCGTACCCGACCGGCGCCGCGACCGCCCCCGCCTCGATCACCCTCGGCTCGATGGAGAACGGGAGTAATCGTTTCTGGGCGGCGCTCGCCTGACCGCCGCCCCACCTCGCCACGCCCCGAGCCCGACGGCCGGGGCTTTTTCTATGCCCGGAGGACCCTTTGAAGTTCGTCACCCGCTCCGCGTGGGGTGCCCGCCCCTCGCGCTACTCCCTCACCTACATCAGCGGCACCCGAGGGGTGAAGATCCACTATGAGGGCACCTACGTGCCCCCGGCCCTCGGCCGCCCGGACGCGCACGAGCAGTGCGCCCCGCGCGTCCGCGCGATACAGGCGAGCCACCTCGCCAACGACGAGGAGGACTACAGCGACGTCGCGTACAACGCGCTCGTCTGCCCGCACGGCTACGTGTTCGAGGGCCGCGGCGCGCACCGCAAGACCGGCGCCAACGGCACGGCCGCGCTCAACTCGGCGCACTACGCCGTGTGTGCGCTGCTCGGCAGCTCGGGACTGACCGAGCCGACCGACCCGCAGCTCGCCGCGCTCCGGGACGCCGTCGAGTGGCTGCGCGCCGACGGCGACGCCGGCGACGAGATCAAGGGGCACCGCGACGGACACCCGACCGCCTGCCCCGGCGGCCCGCTCTACTCGTGGGTGCAGCGCGGCGCCCCACGCCCCAACGGCGGGTCCGACACCGGCGGCACCCCGGCCCGGTTCGAGCCGTTCCCCGGGGCCGACTTCTTCAAGCGCAACCCGCGCTCGGCGGTCGTGACCGCCATGGGCCGCCGGCTCGTCGCCGTCGGCTGCTCCGCCTACAGCGAGGGGCCCGGCCCGCAGTGGACCGAGGCGGACCGGCGCAGCTACGCCCGGTGGCAGCAGCGCCTCGGGTACCGGGGTGCCGACGCCGATGGGTGGCCCGGTCGTAAGAGCTGGGACGCCCTCAAGGTCCCCAAGGTTTGACCCGCCCCGTTATCGCCCCGCCCGCCGCTCGCGGGCGGGGCGCCCCGTTTTCAAGAGAGGAACCCCCCATGACCGACGCTTCCCGCCGGACCCTGCGCACCGTCGTGCAGACCGCGCTCGCCCTGGCCGTCCTGCTCCCCGCGATCGTCGACGCGTCCGGCGTCCCGGCCACCCTGCCGTGGGTCGCCGCAGCGCTCGCCGTCGCCGGCGGCACCTCTCGGGTGATGTCGCTCCCCGGCGTGCAGGCCCTGCTTCCGTCGTGGCTGCGGGTCGCCCCGGACCGCGACGACGAGCTGCTCGCGCTCGACCGTGACCGGGACGGCCGCCTGTGACCGACCCGACCCCGGGCGACGTCGCCCTCGAACTCGAACGGCTGCGCTCGACCGTCGAGACCGGGTTCGCCCGCCTCGACGGCTCGCTCGCCCTGCTTGTGCAGCGCAGCGACCAGAGCGACGCCCGCCTCGCCGACCACGAGCAGCGCCTCGACGCCCTCGAAAAGAACCGGTGGCCGCTCCCGAGCGTCCTCGCCATGATCGCCGTGATCGGCCTCGCTCTCACCCTCTGGCAGACAGCCACCCACTGAACACACCGCGCCCCCTGCACCGGTCAACTACCGGCGCAGGGGGCGCGTTTGTCGTTGTGCGGGCAGGCGAGAGGGCCCTCGACGGTGCACTCGTCGAGGGCCCTCTGCCCGGGGGTCACCGTGCGGACGGCTTATGCAGCCGCAGGCACGGGAACCTTCCCCCTTCCGCCGCTGCCCGCCGCCGCAGGGGAGGCGTGCGGGTGGGCGCGGTGGTCTGTGTTGCCCTTGGCGTGCCGTCCTCGCCGCGCGGCGACCGGCTGCTGCTCGGGCTCGGGCTCCGGCTCGACGATCAGCACCCGCACGGGGCGCTGCCAGCAGTAGCAGGAGTACCGGATACCGGGGCGGTCCGGCGGGGGCGTCATCGCCCGACGCGGACTCGGCATCGAGGCGTAGATCGCGACCAGAGCGAGCACGCCGAGGCTCGCGCACAGGGTCACGACGCCGATCAGGGCAGGGGTGGGTACGGGGGTCATGCGGCCTCGCCTCTCGCGTCGTCGGACAGTCGGAACCAAACGGCTTTCTTCATGGGGGCCGGTCCGCCGTATATGGGGATCGGTCGCCGAGGGGTGGACACGCCCCACGAGTCGGCGAAGGAGTCGACGAGCGCCAGACCTCGGCCGTGTTCGTCATCGGGTGAGGCGGGGCCGAGCTCGACCTCGGTCACGGGGTGCGGTCGGTTGTCGTAGACCACGACGAGCACCCACTGCTCGGCGACTCGGGCCTCGACGATGATCTGCGGCGTGGTCCGTGCGTGAACGTGCACGTTGGTTACCACTTCGGAGGTGCAGAGGCGCGCGGCCTCGGCGAGCTCATGGTGCCCGGTGCCCCGTAGGACCCCGACCAGCCAATCCCGAGCGATCCGGGCTGTGGTCGGCAGGTTCGGGCCGAGAAAGACGTAGGTGTCAGGTGGTGCGGGAGGTGCTAAGGCTGCATTCGTCATGTCTGTCTCCCAACGCGGTCCGGCTCGCGCTCGCCATGCGTGGCATTGGCCGTCCCGGGCGACGGCACGCTCAACGGCGTGCGTCACGGCTGCACTTCGGGCTTACTGGCGTGGCGCGGTGCTGGTTGGACTGTAGGGGGCATACATGCCCCGGGGCAAGGGTGCTCCCCTCCCTAGGTGCCGAGAGGTGGACCCACAGCACGTTTAGGCGGCAGACTCATGTCAACGACAGGGGAAGGGACCAATGCCACCGAGGGACAACCCGACCGCACGGCAGCAGCGCCTCGGCGCCGAGCTGCGGAAGATGCGCGAGAGCGCGGGCAAGACGGCGCGCGAAGCGGCCGGCCTCCTGTCGACGGACCAAGCCAAGGTGAGCCACCTCGAAGCGGGGCGGATCGGCGTAAGCGTGGAGCGCATTCGACGTTTGGCGACGTTCTACCAGTGCGACAATGAACCTCTCATCTCTGCTCTCTGTGCAATAGCGCTTGAGCACAGGGGGAAACACTGGTACGACGATTTTCGAGGCAAGCTCGACCCGGCATGGCTGAACATGGCCGAGCTCGAACATCACGCCGTATCCATGCGCTCGATGCAGAGCATCACGTTTCCCGGCCCGTTCCAGACCGAGAATTACGCTCGCGCCCTATTCTCTGGCGTGACTCCCAAGCTGCCCGAGGATGAGGTCGAGGCGCGCGTCGAGCATCGGTTGAAGCGGTTCACGATCTTCGAGCGCGAGACCCCGCCCCAGTACACGGCCATCATCCATGAGGCCGCCCTGCGGATGCGGTTCGGCGGTCGCAAGGTCGTTCGCGAACAGCTCGAATACCTCATCGAGATTTCCAAGCTGCCCACTGTGTTCATTCGGGTGATTCCCTTTACGAGCGAGGACTTCATCGAGGTAACACAGCCAGTTTTGTACGCGAGTGGCCCCGTTCCTGAACTGGATACCGTTCAGATCGACAGCGCTTTCGGCGGGCGCTTCTTGGACGCCTACGCCGATTTGAAGAAATATCGGGTTCTGCTCGACATTGCCGAGCACGCCTCGCTCGACCCGGAAGGGTCGAGGAATCTGATCCATCACATCGCAAGGGAACTGTGAGAAACAGGGAATGAGCGCATCACCCACTGAGTGGCAGAAGTCGTCTTTCTCGGGAGGCGGCGGCGAAAACTGCGTCGAGCTCAAGAGGGCTCACGACGGCGCGATCAAGATGCGCGAGAGCGATGATCCGAACGTCGTCGTATCGACGACGCCTGAGAAGCTGGCCGCGTTCATCGCCGGCGTGAAGGCGGGCGAGTTCGATCACCTGCTGAGCTAGCTCTCGCGCGCAGTAGCAACGGTGCCCCCCGACCGATCCGGTCGGGGGGCACTTGCATATGCCAATCAGGGTGGGTGGACAAGTATGCCCCGGGGCACACTTGCCGCGTTCTCGACCGTAGCGCTACCTTCACCGTGCGTCGCAACGCTAGGCGGATCTCGGCAAGACCGCGCCTAGAGCTGCGGAAACCTCCCTGCCTGCAACCTAGTTGGGGAGGCCCCCGAGGGTTGCCCCTCGGCCGGCAGGTCCGAGCGACCCCGCCGGCCGGGGGCAACTATGAGCCGCATCCAGAAGGTGAGGGCATGGGAGCCGTGATCGGTGTGATCAACGTCAACGGAACAAGGTTGCCCTGCTCTCCCGAAGGAGTGGCGACATCCGTCGAGCAAGGGTTTCTGTTCGAGGCGCTCCTCTACGAGTCCCAGAACGCGCTACGCGCAGCCCCGTGGCGCACCCCTCGCGTGCTCGGCAGCGCCCGTGAGGCGGTGCGCGCGCTCCGCGTGCAGGTCCGCACGGCTCACGTACTCGGCATGACCCCGCGCGAGGTCGAGCGGGCGGTCGAGTGGGCGGAATCGGGATGGGTGCACGCCCTCGGTCTGCTCAACTCCGGTACGCACTGCGGCTTCACCGTGGTACTTGGGTCCGGGGCGGTCGCCGAGTGGAGAGTGACTCCCGTGCGGTACCTCGAAATACGCACGCACGCGACCTACTCGCCGCCCCGAACCCGCACCTCCCGACCGGAATTGAGCTCATGAGTACGACGATCATCACTGAACACCCCGGATGGCACACGACGGCCGACGGCGATCGGGCCCGTCTCGTCGAGCACGGCGGGACCGTGTGGCTCGCCCTGTGGAACAACGCGAACGCGCACCTCGCCCTCTGGCCCATCGAGGGGGACGGCGCCGCCGAGCAGCCGTTCCCCGCCTACACGTCCCCGATCGAGCTGCCCGCCCCGAGGGAAGCCGGGCCGCTGCTCGCCGAGTTGGTGAGCCTCGGCACGGTCGCCCGCCTCAACAACCCCTCGTTGTGGGACGCGATCACGACGGCGATCCTCCGCCAGGTCGTGAGTGCGAAGCAGGCCCTGCGGAAGCACCGGGCGTTCTACGGCGCGTACGGGCGGACGGTCGCCACGGCGGCCGGCGACTTCCCGCTCGTGCCGACCCCCGAGACGGTGCTCGGCCTCTCCGACAACGGGTTCGCCGCCGTCGGAACCAAGTTCAACCGCAAGGCCCTGCGCTCCGCCGCCGAGGCGTACCTCGACCGGGGCGAGCACTGGGCCACGCTCGACCCCGAGAGCCTGATCAAAGAGCTCGTAGGGGTGCGCGGTATCGGCCCGTGGACGGCGAGCGCCGCCGCGGCCGACTTCACCGGCGATTTCTCGATCTACCCGCACGGCGACCTCGCCGTGCGGACGTGGGCCCGGAGGGCGGCCCCCGGTCTCGAATTCCCGGCGAAGGAACCGGAGTTCGAGGCCACGTGGCGCCGGTGGGCGCCCGCCCGCCCTCAACTGCACGCCCTGACCCTGTTCACTCTCACGTGGGGGAGCAATGACCTTAACGGCCGCCGAGGACACCCGAGCGACCTCTGACCTGATCGCCGGCGCCGACCCGAACCGGGAGCTCGACGCCCTGTTCGTGAACGCGCCGCTCCGCGACTACGCCCTACGTCCCCGGACCAACGACTACACCCTGCCCGTGCTGGGGATGGCCTACATCGCCACGTACGCGCAGCAGGCCGGTTTCAACGTCGGCGTACTGGACGCCGAGGCGCTCGGGCTCGGCGTCGAGGCGACGGCCCGCCTGATCAACGGCATCCGGCCCCGGTGGGTGGGGATGAACCTGCTCGCCCCCACGTACGAGATGTCGGCCCGGATCGCCGCCGGGCTCGACCCCGACATCGCGCTCATGGTCGGCGGGCACCACGCCCGCGCGATGCCCGACCGCATCCTCGACGACCCCCGCATGACCAACCTGCGCGCCCTGGTGATCGGCGAGGGCGAGCCCCGGGTCGCCGCGCTCCTGGCCGACGAGCGACGGCGGGCCGAACTGCCCGGGGTCATGTGGCGCGACCGGCTGCTCGGCACGCGCGCCGCCGGCATCGCGCGCGAGAAGGTGGCCGACTGGCTGAGCCCGGACATCGACGCCCTGCCGCTCGTGAACCGCGAGTTCCTGCCGCAAGATCCGTACCTCGCCGACGACGGCCGGATCGAGGCGAACATCGTCGGCTCGCGAGGGTGCCCGTACGACTGCGGGTTCTGCGGCGCCGCCGTCTCGGCGAACCCCGACGTCAAGATCCGTCCCCGGTCGCCCGAGGGCATCGTCGACGAGCTCGACCACCTGCACGAGACCTACGGGACGACCGCGTACCGGTTCGTCGACGACCTGTTCCTCGGCGCGAAACGTGTGATCGTCCCGCAGATGGAAGCGTTCACCCGGCACCGGATCGGTGACCGGTACGTGTGGGACGCCACGGGGCGGATCAACGTGTTCGACCGGCTCGACGACGACATGCTCGACACCCTCAAGGCGAACGGGCTGCGCGAGGTCGCCCTCGGGATCGAGTCGGGGAGCGACCGCGTCCTCGCGGGCATGGACAAGCGCATCACGGCGGAGATGACCGAGAAGGTCGCCGAGCGCCTGCTCGCGCGCGGCATCGGAGTGAAGGGGTATTTCATCCTCGGGTATCCCGGGGAGGAGCAGGAAGACCTCGACGCCACCGTGCGCCACATCCACAACCTGTGGAGCGCCGCCGACCAGTACAAGGCCGGCAGGTTCCGGGCGAGCGTGTTCGAGTTCCGGCCCTACCCCGGAACGCCGATCTGGACCAAGCTGACCGCCGAGGGGCACAACCCCGACACCCTGCTCGCGTACTCCGACGTCGACCTCACCGCCGACGGTGCCGACGAGTCCATGCGTGCCCGCGACGAGTTCAATTTCTCGGTCGGCGTCCAGTTCGGCACGGTCCCCCTCGCCAAGCTGCGCGCCACGCTCGCGATGCTCACGCGCGAGCAGCACGACCGGAACCGCTTGGGGGTCGCCGCGTGACCGGGTACGCGGGGACGTTCGTCACCATCGACGGGCCGAGCGGCGTCGGGAAGTCGACCACGGTCGCCGAGCTCGGACGTCTGCTCGCCGACCGGGGCGACAGAGTCCACACCACGACGGAACCCTCGACGAGCGAGCTCGGCGAGTTCACCCGCGCCAAGGCCAACCACATTCACGGCCGCGCCCTCGCCTGTCTCGTCGCCGCGAACCGGTACGAGCACATCGACGTCGAGCTCGCCCCCATGCTCACGGGCGGCGACACGGTCCTCTGCGACCGCTACCTCGCGTCGAGTCTCGTCCTCCAACAGCTCGACGGCGTCCCCGAGCCGTTCGTGCTCGCGCTGAACCGGCACATCCTGCTGCCCGACCTGGCCGTGATCCTCACGGCCGACCCCGCGACCATCGCCGCCCGGCTCGCCGAGCGCGGGAAGCGCCACAGGTTCCACGACGACCCGTCGGGCCCGACCCGCGAGGTCGACCTCTACGGCGACGCCGCGCAGACCTTGATGACCCTCGGCGTCGAGGTGCTCGTGCTCGACTCCACGATGTCCACCCCTACGGACGTAGCGAAGCGAATCGCCGACGCCGTCCCTCCCCCCGGGGGTAGCGTCAGCAGCCCCACCCCACCCGACGACCCCACGGTGAACTCATGACCCCAACACCCGCGACCCCCGTGATCGACACACACGTGATTCTGCGTGACGGCGACAAGGTGCTGTTGTCGCAGCGCGGGGGCCCGTACGGATACGGCCGCTGGCACGCGCCCTCGGGCAAGCTGGACGCCGGCGAGCCGCTCACCGTCGGCGCAGCGCGCGAACTGAGCGAAGAGACCGGCGTCGAGGTCGACCCCGAGCACCTGCGGCTCGTGCACGTCGTGCACCACAAGCAGGACCCCGAGACCGAGCGCATCGGCCTGTTCTTCCTGGCCACCATGTGGGAGGGCGAGCCGGTCAACCGCGAGCCCGAGAAGTGCCTCGACCTGCGATGGTGGTCCGTGCACGAGCTGCCCGAGGACATCATCGAGTACCCGGCGGCCGGGCTGCTCGGCTACCTCACGGGCGGCGAGCAGCTCACCGAGCACGGTTGGTCGTAGACCCCCGACGCACCCGCGACTCTGCCCGCCGCGGCCCTCTCTCCGAGGGCGGCGGCGGGCAGAGTCGTTCCGGGCTATGCCCCGTCGCCTGCTCGGCCGTCCTCGGCGACGCCGAGGTGCCGGTGCAGGTCGTACCGCGACACCTTGTACGCCCGTCCGTGGCGCAGGACTCGCACGGGGTAGCGACCCGTCCGGGCGAGGTGGTAGCCGGTCGTCCGGCCGAGGTGCAGCGCCCGGTTCGCCGTCTCCAACGGGATCGCGACCGGTAGCGACATCAGCTCGTCGTGTGTCATCCCCTGCTCTGTGGTGCTCATCTCCTGCCCCTCGTGACATCCGTGTGCACGTCGGCCCGTTCATGCCGAGCAGTGCCTAGATCAGCAACGTACGATCAAGGTTGACGCTTTGCAAGCTACAAAGCTAGCTTTGCGAAATGCACAGTCACCAGACAGCGGGCGACGTCGTCGCCGCTCAGATCCGCCGGCACCGCGAGCGCCTCGGCATGAACCGAAACGACCTCGCCGCCGAGTGCGCACGCCTCGGGCGCCCCGACATCACGTACGCCGTGATCGTCAGCATCGAGACCGGCCGAGCAGGCGGCGAGGGCAAACAGCGCCGCCGTCCGGTGACCGTCGACGACCTGCTCGTGCTCGGCCTCGCCCTCGCCACACCCCCACTGCTCTTGATGCTCCCGCTCGGGAGCGAGAGCACAGTGCCCACCGTCCCGGCCGCCGACCCGCGCGACCCGCACACGGTGTGGCAGTGGATGACCGGCGAGACGACGCCGACGCTCGACGGCCCGATCGACGGGCGTTACGTCCCCGACTCCCGGCAGTTCGCCGGGACCGGCCAGACGTGGGCCTCTGCATGGGGCACAGCGGCCTATCCCGTCTCGCTGTACCCCGAGCTCACCCGACGCCGCGAAACGGCTCACAAAGCCCGCTTGCGCGCCGCGCTCGACCCGAGCGCACAGACCGAGTACGTCGACCGCCTCGGCGAACTCGCGCAGGTCGTGAACGACATGGTCCGCGCGAGCCTCACCGTCCCCGATCTGCCACCCGAGTTGACCGAGGACATGAAGCGGCTCGAACTGCTCGACCACCCCGACCAGATCAACCGAAGGGAACGTGAGTGACCGCGAAAGGCACCACGACACGGCGCTGCTACTGCCGAGACAAGGACGGCAAGCCACTGGGCACCGACTGCCCCAAGCGCAAGCAGCGCAAGCACGGCGTGTGGGCGATCCGGCAGGAACTGCCCCCGACCACCGACGGCGACCGCCGACTCTTCCGCCGCGCCGGATACGACACGCAGACCGACGCGCAGGCCGACCTCGACAAGGTGCGCGCCCTGCTCAACATCGCCGACAAGGACGACACGGAAGGCCGTGCCCGACTCGGCGACCTGCTCGCCGGGATCTCGGCCACCACGGAAGCGATCCCCGATCACGACGAGGTGAAGCGGAAGTTCGCTACCGGGCAGTCCCTCACGCAGCACATGACCATCGCCGAGTGGCTCGCCCTGTGGATCGCCGGTAAGAAGGCGCTGCGGACGAGCGGCCTCGCCCGGTACGACGTCGACATCCGGTGCCACCTGATCCCCCGGATCGGGACGATCCGAGTCGACCGGCTCACCGTGCCGCACCTCGACGCCATGTTCGAGGCCATCGCCGAGACGAACGTCGAGATCATCGAGGCCAACGCCGCCCGCCGTGCGGCGATGGCCGAGCTCAAGTCGATCCCGTGGAAGGGCGGCGAGAACCGCGCCCGCCGGAAGGCCATGAAGGAGGCCATAGCCGCGATGCCGCCGTTCCGGCGCGTCACGGGCCCCTCGACGCAGCAGCACATCAGGGCGACGCTGCGGGCCGCGCTGAACACGGCCATCGCCCGAGGCTCGATCACCTTCAACGCCGCGCAGCACGTCGAGCTCGCCGCCGCGAAGCGCCCCAAAGCGATGGTGTGGACCGATGAGCGGGTCGCCGAGTGGCTGCGTACCGGGCAGAAGCCGAGCCCGGTCATGGTCTGGACACCGGAGCAGGCGGGGGCGTTCCTCGACTTCCTCGCCGACTTCCGGCACCGGCTGCTGCCGCTGTTCCACCTGATCACGTTCCGAGGTCTGCGGCGCGGCGAGGCGTGTGGGCTCCGCTGGTCCGACTTCAACGAAGCGACGGGCGAGCTCACCATCGCGACGCAGCTCGTACAGGACGGGTGGGACGTCGTCGAGTCCGCGCCCAAGACGGACAGCGGCGAGCGGATCATCTCGCTCGACGAGTACACCGTCGAGGTGCTCAAGACGCACCGGGCCGCACAGGCTGCGGAGCGCCTCGAATGGGGCGAGGCGTGGCAGGACACAGGCCGGATCTTCACCCAAGAGAACGGAGAGTGGATTCACCCCGGGACGCTTACGGACCTGTTCGAGCGGTTCGTCGAGCTGTCCACCCTGCCCCCGATCCGGCTGCACGACCTGCGGCACGTCGCCGCCTCGCTCATGCTGGCCGCCGGTGTCGACGTCAAGATCGTGTCCGAGACCCTCGGCCACAGCGACAGCCGGATCACGCGGGACATCTATCAGTCGGTCATGCCCAAGGCTGCGCGCGAGGCCGCCGAGGCGACGGCCGCCATCGTGCCGCGCGGCGCGTCCCGCCGCCCTGCCGAGGAAGCGGTCGACCCGCGTATCGAGCAGGTCGCGCGGTTGAGCATCGAGCACCTGCTCGCGCAGGTCGTCGAGGCCGCCATGCAGGAGAACCACACGCCCGAAGAAATCGCGCAGATGATCACCACCCTGCCCCTGTCCGGGACGTCAGATGCTGACACGGATGGGCACGCAATGGGCACGCAAGAGGGTGCGAAGATCATCGAGTTCCGCCCCCGACTGACCCGGGCATAGAAAAAAGCCCTGGTCAGGGGCTATCTGACCAGGACCTTTCTGGAGCCGCCTTCGGGATTCGAACCCGAGACCTACGCATTACGAGGTCGAAAGTATGCTCCCCGTCCCGTCCTCGCTCTCCCCTGACCTTACCTCCATCGCAGGTCAGAGGGGTAATTACTTCCGTCCCCTCTCGATCTTTCACTCGACTTCTCTATCCTTCCGTTCCCATGAGGTTCCCATTAGCCCTTCCTGCGCCTTCCCTCGGGGGCGCGCTGGAGGAGTCGGCAGGTGGGCGCGGGGGGCGGTCGCCCCGTCCAACGAAGTGCCCTTGCGACGCACAGAGGCCCTGCCCCCGTACCGGGGGGCAGGGCCTCAACGCGTGCGCGCGTTCAACGTCTCGGGGTCAGCCTACAAGCTGGGGCTGACCTGGGGGACGAGGTTGAACAGCTTCGCCGGGTCGGTCTCCGGCGCGTCCACGTAGCCACAGGCGTGCGGGCACGGCACCCACTTCCACGGCCGCGCGAACGACACGCGCTGGGACTCCCGCGCGCGGTGAGGGTCGTCGGCCCGGCAGCGGCGGGGAACCCGGCCCCGGAGCCCGCAGCCGGTGCAGAGCCCGAAGGCGTCGCGGTAGGGTCCGCACCGCTCCTCCTCTATCTGGGCGATCTCCGGGGGGAGCTGGGGGTGCGGGTAGGGGCGCCCGCTCTTCTTCGCCGGCCCGCCAGTGGCGGGGTCGAACTCGTACGCGTTCTGGCTGGGGTGGATCGGCAGGATCCACCAGGGCTGGTGGGGGTCCCGGGTGAAGACCTTCCGGACGTTGCGCACCTGGGCGCCCGCGGGGTCGAGGATGTGCAGGGACTCGATGATCCAGAGCCTGCCGACGAAGGGGTCGTATGCCTCCCGGATGTTCCTGGCGTGAGGGTGGGAGAAGGCCCTGGTCTGGATCTGCTCGGTGAGCGTGCCGGAGCGAAGGAGGTCGACCAGGTCGCGCTTGCGGTGGGTGAAGACGATCGGGATGCGGTCGAGCGGTATGCCGGCCAGGGATATCACGGTCACGGGCTGTCCTTCCTGGTAGGTGGGGCGGTTCTGCTGGTCGGGCGGCCGGGTGCGGTCAGGGCTGGATGGCGACACCGGGTTCGGCGTGCTCGACAACAGCCGTGTCGACTTCGGCGTACCTGCCGTCGCCGTGGACGCCGAAGACCGTCGCTGTTGAGTCGGGGTCGCGCTGGATGCCGAGGGCTTTGCGGGCGGCTTCCTCGGGATCGTCGGCGTCGATGTCGATCTCCCAGGTGACGCGGTACGAGTTCACGCCTGTCCCCCGCCGGATTCGCTGGTGGGGACCATGCGCTGCGAGCCCGGGTCCCAGGTGGACTCGGCGTAGAGGCGGTTGAGGTCCGGCATCGGGTTGCCGTCGATGTCCGTGACGTCGGGGATGGTCCAGCCGCGCTCGAAGCACTCGACGGTGCCGGGGTAGATGCCGTCCCAGCGGGTGTTGCACGTGGTGCTGGAGGGGTGCGTGCAGGCAGACCGCTGCCAGCCGGTGAGGGCGCAGCGGGCGATGTCGCAGAGGTCGTCGTGCATCTTGCCCGGGGGCACGTTGCAGTCGGGGCAGTTGGTGGGCTCGGGGAGCGGGATGCTCATGGTGGTCCTCTTGGTGGTCAGGCGCTGCGGCGGCGGGGCTTCTTCGGGGCGGGGG